AGATTGTGGCGGCGGGGATCCGGGCGCGGCACAGGCGGAACCAAGCGGCCCAAGCGTCACTGTCCGATGCGATGCAACGGTGGGGCGGGATGCGGCTGGCGGCGGGTGACTCGGATGAGGTCATGCAGGCGCGGTTCCTGTATCGGTTTGGCGTTGATTGCATGACTGCACAGGGGCTGGCCGAGCGGGCGGCGCTGGAATTGAGGGATGAAATAAATGTTGCACTACAACAGAAGGACGCAGGCCAATGACACTTAGACCATTGATGAAATTTGCAGTCCCATCCCCGGTTTTGCCGGGATACACTGGGGCTGAGTCGATAGCAGGCAAATGGCGCGGTCTGACCTTTATTGTGACCGTTGACTATGACGGGCAGATTGAGGCGTCTTTGTCACGGGCTGACAAACTGCGCGTGACGCCCGGCCAGGCAAAAGCGTTTTTCAACATGTGGGGTGTGACACCCATGTCAGGCCCTCATGACATGCCGGTTTCGTCACATTGGCTTGTCAAACGGGGGCGGGTGCAATGAAATTGTTGCGCGGGAAAAACCCATATTCAAGGCTGGTGTGAGGTTTGGCGTAATCATCATAACCGGAAATGATGTGGTGTTTCATTTTGAAAGAATGGCACAGGCCGACGCGATAACCAATAAAATGAGAGAGGCGACACGATGACCATACAATCACAATTCCGGGCCAGCTTTGTCCGGCGCTGGCACACCAATCCCGATCTGGCGCAGACCGTCGACACGATGGCGGGACACGGCGGGCGGGTGGCGCGCATCATCCTCAAGCTGTGGCCCGATGCCTCCAAGGCCTTGCTGCAATGGGCGCTGGTGCATGATGACGGGGAATCCGTGGTCGGTGATGTGCCAGCCCCGGCAAAGGGCGCAACGGTCATCCACGAGCAAGAGCGGGCCGCGCTGGATCGTATCTGGCCGGGGCTGCCCGAATTGACGCCGGACGAACATGAGAGGCTGCGCTTTGCCGACAGGCTTGATGCCTGGATGTGGGCCAAGCATCACGCGCCGCACGCGCTGGACGGTGACGGCTGGCCCGAGTGTCGCCGTTGGTTGGTTGAGCAGGCCGAGGCGCTGGGCGTGGCGGTGACGCTATGACGTGGCTCATTGCTTGCGAATTTTCCGGCAGGGTGCGGGATGCATTCTTGGCGCAAGGTATCGACGCGGTGTCGTGCGATCTTCTGCCGACAGAACGTCCCGGGCCGCATATCCAAGGCGACGTGAGGGAACAACTGCGCAAACCCTGGGCTGGCATCATTGCGCATCCGCCATGCACCAGGCTGTGCAATTCCGGCGTCAGGTGGCTGTCAGAGCGTAACCTATGGGCCGACATGGAAGAAGGCGCGGCGTTCTTTCTGGAATGCCTGCGTGGTAATGCCGAATATGTGGCTGTCGAAAACCCTGTGATGCACAAGTATGCCCGCGCCATTGTCGGGTGCAGGCAGTCGTTTACCGTGCAGCCGTGGCAGTTTGGGGATCCGGCAAAAAAGCGCACATGTTTCTGGACGCGGGGCGACATGCAGCCATTGCAGCCCACCAGCACGATGACCGCCGCTGATGCGCAAGCCGACTGTCACCTTGCACCGCCCGGGCCGGATCGGTGGAAAATCCGCAGCACGACCTACCCCGGACTGGCGCGTGCCATGGCGTCTCAGTGGGGTATATTGACACGACCGTCAATAAATGGCAATAGTAACCCGAAGGAGTCTGACCGATGCCAAAACGAGTGAGAATGTCGCCGGAAGGTCGGCGCGAGGTGATCATAAAAGCGGCCATTGCCCTGACGCGTGAGGCCGATGGGTGTATGGACTCATGGTCGCGCCAGGACGTGGCCAACAAATGCGTGCCACCGACCAGCCCGGAAACGGTGAAGCATTATTTTTTGATGCCTGACTTGAGAGAGACGGTGCGGGTGCTGCTGGATAAGTAACATCTAGTCCCGGCTTTTCAAGGTTGACTTGTCACACATTACTTACCATAGTGGTAAACCTAAAGCAAGCGCACAAGGGGCATTATGGAAAAACTGAACTATTATTTAGAGGGCCGAACGGCCCGTGAATTGGCGCGCGCTGTGGGTGTTTCTGAGGCTCACATATCCCGCCTGCGGCACGGTGAACAAACCCCATCGCTCAGTCTGGCACGGCGCATAAAGCAGGCAACCGATGGCGCTGTGGACTATGACGCCTGGGGGTTTGTCGAATGATCGACGCCGCACTTTTATACGCCAAGCGCGGATGGACTGTCTTTCCGGCCCCTGTCGGCACCAAGAAATCACACATTGCAGCCGCGCAGCGGGGCGGACCAAGATGGGGCGCAACGTCAGACCATGACACGTTGTGCCGATATTGGACGCAGTTCCCCAAAGCCAATGTGGCCATCGTCACTGGTCAAGTTTCCGGAATATTTGTGATCGACGTTGACACAGACGCGGGACATGGCGTTGACGGGTTTGCAAGCCTTGCCGCGCTTCCAGGTGCCATGCCTGAAACGCTCACCGCTCAAAGCCCGAGCGGGTCCAAACATTTCTATTTCAACTGGCCCGACACAGGAACTATCCGCAACAGCGTGGGCAAGATCGGGCCGGGGCTGGACGTGCGGGGCGACGGCGGGATGGTCATCGCCCCGCCGTCTGTCAAACCTGACGGCGGCGTTTACATCTGGAACAACAGCGCACCGATTGCGGATGCGCCAGCGTGGCTGCTGGAAATGGTGTGCAACACCGATACGCCCCAGACCGATGCGCCGCGCCGCGCCACACCACCCGCGCTGGGTGAGGTCGAGGAACTGCTGACATATATCGACCCGGACAAGGGCGGGTATCGTGAATGGCAGTCGATCCTGTCAGCCATTCACGATGCGTCCGGTGGGTCTGACGACGGCATGGACCTGGCCGACAAATGGTCAGAACGCGGGGCAAACCATAACCCGGGTGAAGTGCAAGACAAATGGCCCACTTTTACATCGGGTAAGGGCGGCGGATCGGGCATGGGGACGATAGGCTACCACGCCAAGCAGGCCGGGGCAGACGTGGCGGGCATTGGGGCGCGACACCGCCTGCTGAATATGCCCGGCCCATCTCACGTTCCGGCCGGTATGATGCCGACCGCGCCGGGGCAGGGGATGCCCAGCGCGCCACGAGCGGACAGTGTGGTTGATCTGATCTGTGCCAAGATACAAGAAAACCCCCACGAATCGGTTCACACCGTGGCCGATGAAGTGGCTCGGCTGAAGCCGGTTGATCGGGAAACCGTGTTTGATTACTGCAAAGACCAGGGCGTCAAGATAAAGATGCAAATAGCCGTCAAAGAAGCCGTTGCGGACAGTCGAAAAGCTGCGATGGAACTGCGCGGCCTGATCGCGGACAAGAACGGTGGCCCTGTCCCGAACATGACCAATATCAAACGGGTGCTTTGCACTGAGGAAGGCTGGCGCGGCACGTTTGCCAAGAGCCTGTTCGATGAGGCGGTTTGGGTGCGCCTACCTGATACCCGACAACTTACGGATGACGACGTGCTGAAGGTCATGGAAGTCATGCAAAGCGATCTGTTTCCGTCCATAGGGGTTGAGACAGTCCGGCACGGCGTCCAGGCTGCGGCGGCGGGCAACACGTTCCACCCTGTCAGGGAATATCTGGAAAGCCTGCAATGGGATGGGACGCCGCGCGCCGGAACGCTGTTTACCACATACTTTCCGTGCGCGTCTGAGGATCCTCAATATCTGCGGGCGGTGGGTGAGAAATTCCTGATAGGTGCCGTTGCCCGCGTGATGCAGCCGGGATGCAAGGTGGATACCATGCCGGTCATCGCAGGCAGTCAGGGGCAGAAGAAATCAAGCGGCCTGGCCGCGCTGGTCGGTGATCAATGGTATGGCAACGATATGCCGGACATGACCCAGAAAGACGCCAAGGAATGGCTGCGCGGAAAGTGGATGGCTGAGATAGGCGAGTTGTCGGCCATGCGCGGCAAGGACATCGAACACGTCAAGAATTTCCTTTCCACCACCAGCGACAGCTACCGCAAGTCTTACGGACACGTCACGCAGACCTATCCGCGGCAGACCGTCTTTGCAGGGACCGTCAACGGCAATGAATACCTGTCGGATGAGACGGGCAACCGGCGTTTCTGGCCCCTCCAGATGATCGAAGGGGCGCTGGTCGATGTGGAAGGGCTTGCGCGCGACCGGGGGCTGCTATGGGCTGAGGCGCTGCACATGTATTACAGCGGCACGGCGTGGTGGTTCGATGAGGGTGAGTCGGCAACCCTGTCGGCGCAACAGGCTGCGGCCCGGTCGGTGGACATCGACGAGACCCGTGTTGTGGAATGGCTGCGCGGTCAGGAAGGGCCTGTCACGGCAGGGGGCGTGGCCTTGACGCTCTTTGCAGATGCGCCCGGCAACAAGTCGCTGTCGATGCGGGTGGCCCGATACCTTCAAGCGGCGGGCTGGCGTCCTGTCAGGCGCGTATCAGGCACAAAGCAATGGGACAGGGGGCGCGGTGCAGAGCCTTACGTTTCCCCTTCATGCGGGGGGAACGTGATGCCCATGACGCCGCCCCGTTAAATCTTAAATTACTGTTAAATTAATGCCCCGCCCCGTTAAATTGTGGCGGGGCTTTTTCTTTGGTTTGGTGGCACTAGGTGGCACTGGCTCAAAAACAGGTGGCTTCGGGTAAGTCTTTGATTTGTAACATGTAAAGGCATTGTGGCACCTTGTGCCACCTACTTATAGAGTTCTTGACAGAAAAAAGAATGGGGTAGTTTATAAATTATGGTAATTATAGAATGGCAATAGGTGTATTTTTTACAGGTAGCCCTAAGTAGAAAGTGCCTTCAGGTGGCACAAGGTGGCACTAAATCGCGCTAAACCATTGGTATCAAAAGGGTTTTTTCTTGTGCCACCTTGGTTTGACAGGTAGCACTAATCATTTCAGGTGCCACCAAGCACAAACCGCTTGCATCTGGCGGCAATAAGCGGCAATATCACCCAAACGCAACCGGAGGAACACCATGCAGATGCCCCGCAACGGATTTGACAACCTGGCCGCAGTGGCCCGCCTGAACGACGACAACACGGTGCACCACCGTGAACGCTGGCCGTCTCTGGATTGGGTGTGGGATGAACTGGACATGCTGCGCCGCTGGCAGGACGAGGCGATTGACCATGACGACCATGATGCGCTTGAGACGGAGCGGGACGCGCTGTCAGACGCGCTGTCAGAGGTCGCAGAGCAGCGTGACGCGCTGTCCGAGGCCGTCCGGCTGCTGCTAGAGCCTGAGCCGGACATGGAGCGCGTGCAGGACATTCTGATGGGGGGTTGGTGATGACTGATAACGCAGACCAGGCAGCACGCATGAGGACCATGTGGTCTGCGGTGGCATTAACATTACTCAATGACGCAATTCGCCATGCCTCAAGGGAATCCAAAAAGAACAAAGGCCGGGCGCTAAAAACCCCGGCGTTGTGGGCAAACTCACGGGACGGTCGGGAAGTGCTCAGTCTGGCTGGTATCAACCCTGACAAGCGTACCACTGACTGCATGGTGGCATTCGCAGCCAAGGGTGTGCCACCCACAATGTCGCGCAAAAAGGGGACCAGTCTATGATGCCTGCACCGAAATTTCCCCAATATAAGACAGTTCCGACCGCATCGCTGATACCGTACGTACGCAACGCCCGGACGCACAGCCCCGCTCAGGTTGACAAGATTGTCGCCTCGATCCGCGAGTTTGGGTTTCTCAACCCAATCATTACGGACGGGCAAAACGGCATTGTGGCGGGTCACGGCCGCGTCATGGCGGCCCAGAAGCTGGGGCTTGATACACTGCCGACGATTGACGCGGCGCACCTGACCGAGGCGCAGCGCCGCGCCTATGTGCTGGCAGACAACCGCACGGCATTGGACGCAGGCTGGGACAACGGTCTGCTCAAGATCGAGTTGCAGGATCTGGACGCGGCGGGCTTTGACCTGGCGCTGACCGGCTTTGACTTGGGTGAGATAGCCGCGCTGACACTGGACGAGACTGAGGGCCTGACTGACCCCGACGCGGTGCCTGACGCGCCTGCCGTGCCCGTGACGGTTCTGGGCGACGTGTGGGTGCTGGGGCGGCATCGGTTGATGTGTGGTGACTCGACCAGCATTGACGCGGTGGAGCGGCTGATGGATGGGCGGCGGGCCGATATGGTGTTTACCGATCCGCCTTATGGGGTAAACATGCAGCGTTCGGGGAGTATAAAGGGTGATTCCTCCACGGCCGAATCCGAAGGTATAATTCAAGCCGCAATTCAAAACATCAGCGTTGTCTCAAAGCAGGGTGCAAGCTGGTATTTATGGGTCGGGTTTAGGGCGTATGGCTTCACAGACGCCGCTGTCTCTCAATACAGAAAAATATCAAACTGCATCGTATGGAAAAAGCCATCTATCGGGATGGGCAAGGGTGGATACAGGTTTCAACATGAGCTATGTGTTTTCGCTGGTGAAGTCGAAAGCAGAAGTGTTTCTGATGTCTGGGATTTTGGCCGAGACTCAAGCGGATTGCACCCAACGATAAAGCCCGTTGATCTGGTTTCACACGCACTGGAAAATAGCAGCAAATCTGGCGACACCGTGATGGACCTATTCGGCGGCAGCGGTTCAACCCTGATCGCCTGCGAAAAGACCGCCCGCGACTGCCGCATGATGGAACTCGACCCCAAATATTGCGACCTGATCATCACCCGCTGGCAGAACTTCACCGTCCAGACCGCCACCCTTGAGGCGACGGGCCAGCCGTTCAGGGCGTAGACCCTCAGCGCAATTGAAACAGTTTGTCCGTGCGAAGGGCGTCAAGCTGAGCCTCGACCACATCCATCATGGCGCGGACCTCAGGGTCCATGTTGGCAACGTCAAGGCGCATGACTTCTTTTTGAAAGTTGAAGATCATGTTGCTAAGGGCGGTGTATTGGTCTTGCATGGTGTGGCTCCTTGCCGGTGTGTCTCTCTGCATCCTTATTACCCGTTATTACTTACCCTGTCAAGCGCCTTGCCAACAATAATTCCCCGCGCTATATTTAACGTATGGATGGAATGCCTAAAAAACCCTGCGGCCGCAAACAGCACGCGCCGACCGATGCGGAGCGCCAGCTTGTCCAGCTTCACGCGACGGTTGGTACGACACAGGACATGATCGCCCGCGTGATAGGCATCGACAAAAAGACATTGCGCAAGTATTACCGCGACGAGTTGGACCTATCTATGGCGAAAGCAAACGCCACAATCGGCGGCGCGCTGTTCAACAAAGCCAAAGGCGGCGACACGGCGTCAATGACGTTCTGGCTCAAGACGCGCGCCCGGTGGCGCGAAACGGCTGACGTGAACCATGTTAGCGAGGACGGCAGCATGTCGCCCAAGGCCGCGCTGGACGTATCCCGCCTGTCACCTGAAGCCCTGGCCGAAATTGTGGCGCTTGGCGATGCAACTGACACCGATTGACATCATTGCCGCCGAAAAAGAAATGTGCCGCCGATCACTGGCATACTTTGCACGGCGCGCCTGGCACGTCCTGGAGCCGTCCACGCCGCTCAAGTGGGGCTGGGCACTGGACGCTATCTGTGCGCACCTGGAAGCCGTCACGCGGGGCGACATCAACCGCCTGCTGATGAACGTCCCACCCGGCACCATGAAGTCGCTGTTGACCGGCGTGATCTGGCCCGCTTGGGAATGGGGGTCTAAAGACCTGCCGCACACGAGGTTCCTTGGCACGGCGCACAAGCAGGACTTGGCCGTCCGGGATGCAATGAAATGCCGCCGTCTGATCCAATCGGAATGGTATCAGACGCGGTGGCCGATGGTCCTGATGGCGGACAACAACGCCAAGCTGCGGTTTGAAAATGACAAGACAGGTTTCCGGGAAGCCATGGCCTTTGAAGGAATGACCGGATCGCGCGGCGATAGGGTTCTGATCGACGATCCGCACAGCGTTGCGGATGCCAACAGCGTCCAGAAACTTGCCACAGGCGTTGCTACATTCCGGGAAGCCCTGCCGTCCCGTGTGAACAACGATGAATCCGCGATTGTGATCATCATGCAGCGATTGCACGAGTCTGACGTTTCTACCGTGGCGATTGATTTGGGCTACACCCACCTTTGCCTGCCGATGCGGTTTGAATCGGATCGGCGATGCTCCACGCCGTTTTACACCGATCCGCGAACAATCGAAGGCGAACTGCTGTTTCCTGATCGGTTCCCAGAGGACCAAGTGGTCGATCTTGAAGAGACCATGGGCATCTACGCCAGCGCCGGTCAGCTTCAACAGCGCCCCGCACCGCGCGGCGGCGGCATGTTCAAGCGGTCAGACTTCCGCGTCATCCAAGCTGAGCCTGCAGGCTATCGGTGGGTGCGCGGCTGGGACTTGGCCGCAACTGACGATCCGTCGGCGGCCCGGACTGCTGGCGTAAAGATGGGAATCGGCCCAGACAACCGATTGTGCATCGCCCACGTCGTCAAAGATCAGGTAAACGCGGCTGGTGTGGAGCGGCTGCTGGGCAGCACCGCGGCGGCCGATGGGCGGGCGGTGCGTGGCTCAATCCCGCAGGATCCCGGCTCTGCAGGTAAATCATGGGCTTTGCATCTTCTCAAATCGTCGCTGATGGGTTACAGTTACACAGCTAGCCCTGAAACGGGCGACAAAGAAACGCGCGCAATGCCCCTGGCGGCACAGGTTGAGGCCGGTAACGTGGACATTGTGGCAGGCGATTGGAATGGTGAATTCTTGGACGAAGCTGCGACGTTCCCGATGGGTAAGTTCAAAGACCAAATTGATGCCGCGACACGCGCGTTTGATATGCTGGCGGGCGCAAACAATTCATGGGCTGGAACAATATGACAATCATGGACGGCCTGCGCAACATCGTCGCCAATCTCGGCACAGACCGGGACAAGGCATCGCACAGCCATTATTACAACACCACAATTGCCGACGATCAGCTTGTCGCCATGTATCGCACCAGCGCCATTGCCCGCAACGTGGTGGACTTGCCCGCTGAGGATGCGACCCGTGAATGGCGGGAATGGCAAGCCGATGCGGTGCAGATCAGCGCGATTGAAGCTGAGGAAATGCGTCTGGGCTTGCAGGGCAAGACGATGCAAAACCTCAAGCGCGCGCGGCTGTTCGGCGGCGCTGCAATCTATATCGGCACGCGCGACCTGGACGCATCAAAACCGCTGGATCCGGCCCGGATCGGCAAGGGCGGGCTGCAATATCTTGCGGTTTTGAACAGGTCGGAAATTACCGCCGGTGAAATCCAGCGCGACCCGCGCCTGCCGGGGTTTGGCAAGCCGATCATGTATCGGATGAACCCTGCCACCGGCGCATCGGTTGATATCCACCCAAGCCGTCTTGTCATTGCAACGGGCGAGGAAGTGCCAGATGATCGGTATTCCGCATACCCCGGCTGGGGTGACAGCACGTTGAATGCCACGATCAGCGCCGTGCGGAACCTGGACGCCACCATTGCCAACGTCGCAT